TAGAAGGAAGTTGCTTGCCGTCCTGATCCACCAGCGGCAGACAAGCCGGTTCGATTCCGGCCACCCGTGCAAGAACAAAAAGCAGAAGGGAGAAGAACAATGAAAGGGTACTACATGACGTTCAGGTGCAGGCTGTGCGGGAAGACCTTCACCAACGGCGGAACTGGTGATAAAGAGACAGCCTGGACCGCAACGGCAAATGCGGCGTTTACCGCCAGTGGAATTGGGCCGTTGAAGAAACTTGAAAACCAACCGCTTGTGCATGAAACGCATTGCTGCGAAGACGGCAGTTTCGGCGTTGCGGATTTTCTGGGAATGAAGTGGGCAGAAGATCGCGGTGACGGAAAGGAGGTTTGAAAATGACAGCGAAAATGAAGGCGATTCTGGTACTGTTCTTTGCGGCGGAAATTGTCAATGCCACAAAAGTTGCGGTGATGCAGAGACGTATTGATGATCTGGAAGGACAGCGCATTATCTATGCTGCACGTTTGGCAAACTGGCAAGACAGAGCGATTCAGGATGAAGAAGTTATCGACCAGTTACAGACTGCCGCCAATGAAAATGCCCTGCCGGATGGGCTGACAAAGGAATATGCCGGGAAATTTCTGTGCACGGCATACTGCACAGAAGAATACCCGCACATTTGCGGCACCGGCGACGGCATCACCGCCAGTGGCGCACCGGTGACGGCGGGGCTGACCGTTGCGGCAGACGAAAGCCTGCCATTTGGAACGGTTCTGTACATAGAAGGCATTGGCGTGCGCGTTGTGCAGGATCGCGGTGCAGCTATTCAGGGCAACAAGCTGGACGTGGCTGTTTCTGGCAGTCATGATGATGCGCTGAACTGGGATGGATACGGTGAACATAAGGTGTGGATTTTGAGGGAAACAAATGAAAATCGGACTGATTGACGTTGACGGACACAGATTCCCGAATTTGGCACTGATGCGAATTTCAGCCTACCATAAAGCCAAAGGCGACGACGTTGAATGGTGGTGGAGTGATTTTGTCCATTACGACATTGTGTACATGAGCAAGATATTTTCTGACACATACAGTCAGGATGTTCCAGAACCGTTGAATGCTGATAGAGTAGTCAAAGGCGGAACGGGATATGCAATACAGACAGCCGATGGAAAAGAAGTCTTTGACAAAACAAAAGACGTGGACTTGCCAAAAGAAATTGAAAGAATGTTCCCGGACTATTCCATTTATCCGCAGTTTGATTTTGCCGTAAGCATGACCAGCAGAGGTTGCCCACGAGGATGTGCATTTTGCCATGTGGCGGCGAAAGAAGGGCGTTGCGCTGTAAAAGTGGCGGATGTGAGCGACTTTTGGAACGGTCAGAAGGAAATAAGGGTTCTCGATCCGAACATTACGGCCTGCAAAGAAAAGCGGGACCTCATGAAGCAATACAGGGAAACCGGAGCAGAGATCGTATTTACGCAAGGACTTGATATCCGCCTGCTGAATGATGCAGATATTGAGGATATCAATGGAATGCGAGTAAAAATGATTCATTTTGCATGGGACAATCCGGCGGATGCTTTAGAAGAAAAATTTAGAAGATATGCAGAACGGGCAAGGCATAAACCACACGGAAGGTTCGGGACGGTATATGTTTTGACGAACTATAACAGCACGATGCAAGAAAATCTGTATCGCATATATGCTCTGCGTGATATGGGGTATGACCCGTATGTAATGGTGTATAACAAGCCGAATGCACCTAAAGAGATACGGAGATTGCAACGGTGGTGCAATAGCCCAATGATCTTTAGAAGCTGTCCAAAATTTGAGGACTACAAGTAGGAGAAATCGAATGAAAGAAGGAATAGAACGCAAAGCCTGCCCTGTCTGTGGCGGACAAATTATCGTGTCGGATCATTGGATGTTTTCTTACGATCAGCTGCTTGGCAAGCGCGGAAAACTTCTAAAGAAAAGAACAAAAAGTCCAGCTGGCCCGGTTGAATGCCAGACGGCATATTGTCTGGATTGCAAAGAAGTGTGGAATGCCGACGAGTTCATGATAGACGAAAAAGATCGATTTGTGGACTTCAAAGATAGGGGAAATGGCTAAAAACATGGATCATAAAGTAAAAATCGGAAAGATAGAAGCGACCGGAATTTTCGCGGCGTTGGTGATCGCGGCAGCTGTTCTCTGGCTGGTGGCGGCTGTGCTTGTCCCGGCGGCGCTGGTGAAATTCTGCTGGCTGTATTTGATGAGGTAAAAAAATGAATTGCGATATTTGCAGAGCAAGGGAACGATGTGTACTGTATGTGCAACCGGGATCGTTCATGTGCGCACTCTATCGGTTGCAACAGAGTTTAGAGGGAGAAGGCCAACCGCAACCTAAGCCGACGTTTTGCCCGTATTGCGGGAAACCGCTAAAAATCATTGGCGCGGAACGCTTTTGCACAAATATGGAATGCGTGAACAGATACCAGCCTACGGGGAAATGAGCGTAGACAAAGCGTGGAGCCGCCCGACGCGGCGGCTTCTTTTTATATGAGCATGGGACAGGCCCCACCCGGTTCAAGCCCGGAAATGCTGAATGAAAATAAAGGAGAAAAAGAAAATGGAAACGATGGTTCAGCTGGCAGAAAGAATCCTAATGTGGGCTGGGGTCGCATTTCTCGTATGCGTAATGCTGGAACTAGTCATCATGATTGGATGGCAGATTGTTGATATTATCCGGGAGGGCTTGGAACTTAAAAACTGGAAGGAGTGAAAATAGACCATGGCAAAGTTCAGTATTATGCTGTTTGGCATTGACAGCTACACGAAGCACCAGATGCAGCTACCGTACAAACTGGATGCGAAGACTGCGGATGTGGCGCTTCGTGAAGCACGGATGTGCGCAATGACTTTCTATCCGAGGTTCAAGGAAACGGAAAAACCTGACGTGGAGGTGGTGAAAAGATGAAACTTTCCGCACTGGCAGCCCAGATCAAGAACTGCGGTCATTGTGAGGTAATCAACAACGGCGGCAGAATTTTTGTCGGCACGGGAAGTGCCTTTTACTGCATGGATGGCTACCCCAGAACACAGGACGCGGGAGAGCTGGGCGCTATGCTGGGCATTCCGCAGAAGAAGATGAAAAATATCTTCTACCATGAAGAGTACACCATGGATGGCAAGCTGTACGGCGTGAGGTGGGATGACGAGCCGGAACATGAAGGAACTACCTCTGAAATCAAGACGCGGATCGTTATCAACGGAGAAGAACTTATCGCGTTGCGAAATCCTGACGGCAGCGTCGGGTTTATCCGGTCGGAATTGTTGAAGCCGGTGGAGGGTGAGCTGAACAAGGAGTTTGCGCAGATTTGTGTACGCCCCGCCAACCAGGAGTGCCGGTTTATCTATGCCGTGAAGGACGGCATGATCCTTCGGGCGTTGGTCGCGCCTATGAATATCAAAGATGACGTGGCGAATGATCTGGACGAAATCATAGCAGAGCTGATGTCAAGACGGCAGAGTAGGATCGTCGAAAAGATGCACGATGACTTGCAGGACTTGGCTGCCCAGGAAGGGGCGGAGAAAGGAAAGGCAAATGATTGAAACGGGAACAAGATATCGTTGCGACCGGTGCAAATTCACTGTATTCGTGGAAGATGAAGGCGTAAGTAAAACAGAGAAAGATAGAATTGCAAAGAAATGGACTGTAGTACCTGGCACCGCTGGCGAAAAGGTTGCACTTTGTCCAGACTGCCTTAATGACTACAAACTCCGGTACGACAAAATGTTTGAAGAGTTCAAGAAGGAGAGATAAAGAATGGATGCTGTAGAAAAAGATGTCCGTTTGCTGGTCAAAAAGGAACTGAGAGCAGCTAACCAGAATTTTCCGATGTTCCATAGCGCACATGAAGGGTGGGCTGTGATCCGGGAGGAAATGAGCGAAGCGGAAGCGGAACGCTATCTGCTGGACAGGTGGATTGAAGAACGCCTGTGGAACGAAGTCAAGGGCGATTTGCAAATCCCAAAAGAAGACCTGAAGGAAATGCAGTACCGCGCCGTCCACATGGCGGTTGAAGCAATCCAGCTGGCGGCGATGATCTGCAAGCTGGAACGGAGCCAGCGCCGGTGGCCGGAAAAGATAAGAGAACTCTTCTAAAGAAAGGCGGAAAGCATCATGACTTTGACCAAAGAAACCATCGAAAAGGCCGTCAACTGGTGGGTGGAAAAAGTGACTGTCAACCAGCCGCATAGCAATGGGGATAACGGCTACACGTCTATTGTGACGTGTCTACTTGCGGATTCTACGGCAAAGAAAATCTCAAAGAAACAGGTTGAAGTTTTCAAAAAAGAACTGGCAATGAGGATCGAGAAAGAAGCAAAGGCGTGGACAGTAATCTCCGTTGGGTGCGACTATGGACCATGCGTGATGTTGGAACAGGCTGCTCTTAAAGCAGGTATTCCGACTGCAAATTTCCCATTCAAGACGTGGATGTACATTTCAGAAAAAGACGGCATAGTGGTGCGCGACGGATACGGCGCAATGCCGGTCAAAATTTGAGGTGACAGCATGGACAAGAAAAAAGACACCCCGGCGGAAGTTGAAACCGTCACGGTGACAATGAGCCGCCCGGTGGCCGAAGCTGTGCAGGCTGCTTGCGAGATGTATCTGCGCCTGCACATGGGGCAGTTTAATGATCTGGCAGAAGACCTCTGCATGGCGAAGCACTATGCCGATGTGGATGCAAAACGGTTCAGAGCGGTAGAGGACGAAAACGACAGTCTTTTTCAAGCGCTGGACAGACGGAACGCGATGCAGGACGATATGGAAAGAGCATATAAAATGTTTGCCTGCCACCCGCTCATCGAAGACGGTATGAGGGTTCCGTATCGCGCAGAAACGGTCTGGCTGGGCATTCGTCATGCGTTGGCATGGCACGATAAGCCGGAGGGAGACCGGATGAATGTGTGCTTTGATAAGCCGTTGAATCGGTCGGATCAGCCGCAACCGAAAATTGAACTGAATCTGCATCGGTCAAAAGAACGTGATGAACGGATTAAAGTTGGAGATTTGGTTTACTCGAAGATTTTGAAAACGGCCGGAACGGTTCTCCGAGCCGATCTTGATGACTATATTATCGCAGACTTTGATATGAGAAATGGATCGTCAAAGAGATATGCGTGCGAATGGAATGATCTTGTTCTTGTCGAACGAAAGAGCGGAGGAAATGAGCATGAAAAAACGGCTGATTGACGCGAACGCTTTGCACAAGCGTATTGAAATGAACCTTCGTGCCAGCAATCCGTTCACTATTGAAGAATGCTGCTATAAGGATGCCCTGAACAGCGTGGACGAGGCACCCACCATTGACCCGGAGAGCTTGCGACCGACGGCAAAGTGGATTATTGTGCGGCGCATGGCAGATGGTGCGGAGTGCAAGTGCGGGAACTGCGGACGCAAAGAGGTTTTTACAACATTCGACCGGCACACGGAACATGCCTATTGCTGCCGCTGCGGGTCCAAAATGGAGGATGCGACGAATGACTAAAGAAATCTGCGAAAGGTGCGGAAAGGCCTATGAAGCCGGTCCGAACACCCACTACTGCAAGGAATGCAGAAAAGAAATCCGAAGCGTGGCAGCAAAGAAGAGAAATCTTTCTGATATGGGACACGCTGCAAGAAAGGAAAAAGCAAATGAGCGAAAGAATGATAATTGACGCCCTGCCGGTCAGAAATAATATTCTGTTGGGAATCATGGAAACAAAAACGGGAAACGTGGTTGTGGATGCGATGATCCAGAGCGCATTTAGAGCTTGCATCGAAGAACTGGACGGCGCACCGGTAGTGGAAGTACCGGAATGGCGGCGGGCGAGTGATCCACCGCCCACCCACAATGAAACCTGGCATGATGGCGATGAAGTTTACTCCGGTGAAACCAGCATGAAGGTGTGGGCATACTGCGCAGATGGCACCCAGCACGATGCTCACTATGAAATCCACGATGGCAACGGACAGTGGTTTGTTGAGGGGAAGGACGACAAGTTCAGCGAACACGGCAACGTGACGCACTGGATGTACTACCCGGCGGCACCGAAAGACTAACTGCCAGAAAATGGCAAAAAGCATAACCTAAAGGGGCGAAAGTCCTCTTTAGGGAGCTTGTATACCCGTTATTTCTGTGACTGTGCTGGTCCACAGAAGAAAAATAAACACAGGAAGTTGACCGGGGCAGGAGGTGATAGGGATGCGCAGAAACTATATCAGAGAAAAAAAGATTATCTGTGGTGATAGTTATATGGCTGTGTGTCTCTACGCCATTACCCCGCAGGAACGAAATACCAGAGGGAAGAAGCAGAAGAAGTCCGGCGAAAGACAGAAAGCCCGGAACAAGATGTCTTCCCTGCGGAAAAAGCAAAGAAAGGTTGTTGCGAACTTCACGAAGAACGGGTTCTTCCTTTCCGGGACGTTTGAAGAAGTTTTCTTGCCGGACGACTTTCTGGGATGCGTCCGGGAAACAAAGAACTATAAGCGCCGTGCAATTGCCGCAATCTGCAAGCGGTTCAAGATTGCCCGGGAGAAAATCAAAATGATGCTCTGGGCTGTGCGCAAGGGTAAAGATGGCCGGTTACATATGCACGGCTTTGTAGAGTGCATCGGGCTTGACCAGATCGACCGCCGCGAAGTGCGCGAAATGCTGGAAGACCTTTGGCGGCGGCGCATTCCGGGAACGAATGAATACGAAAGTCTGGGGACCATGAATGCGGATCGCATTGACATGAAAAAAATTCTGGGAACAGACCAGACAACGCAAGGCAAGTACGGAACAGTCGGATATATCTACAACCACACGGAGCGCGTTTGCATCGAAACCAAAAATCTGATCCTGCCGGAAGAACAGGCACCGAACGATACAAAATGGAGCCGCCGTCAACTGCGGGATGCCTGCGGAGATATGCAGAACGATGAATATTGGTGGAGCCAGCGTTTCCCGGGCTGGAAACTGGAAAAGAGCGTTGTTTACGATCCGGGGGAACTGCACCAGTCTGACCAAACCCGGGAAGACGGCTGGGAAGTAACGGAAGCACAATGCTATGCCATTCTGAGCCGGAAATGGTAAAGGGGGAGACATGAGCACAAGGCTGAACCTTGAAGACCTGCCGCCGCGCTACCGGGCGCAGGCAGAAGCACAAATCGCACGGTGAACAAGGGGAAAGTGTACCACGGCGCAGCAGACGTTGGCGGATGCGGCAAAGTCTGCTGGGAAAATCGGGAAAACCTTCGAGAGCCGGGGCGAATACGAGTATTACATATCCGTGGTGGTGCCGGGCATTGAATCTGGCAGGATCATCAAGGCAACGCCGCACGTTGCCTTTCCCCTGCTGCCCGCAAAGGAGTATGGCAATGTCAAACTGCCAGCGGCGCGATATACGGCAGACTATGTGCTGGTGTATGCTGACGGAACAGTGGAAGTAATCGAAATCAAGTCGAAATTCACCAGGCGGGCACAGCGGGACTACATTTACCGCCGCCGGTTGTTTATTGACCTGATCGCAGAGCCAAAAGGCTATAAGTTCACGGAAATCATCACGCCGGACAGCAAGGATGAAATCCGGGAGTGGAAACGCCTTGCAAAACAGGCAGGAAGGAGTGAAAAGCTGTGACGGATGAAGAAAAGGCAAGGTTTGAGACAAACGCGGTGTTTCTTTGCCGTGAAATCAGCAAAGAAACCGGTCAGATCGCGGTCTATGAGCTGGATATGCCGGTAGATGGTCACATGATCTTCTGCCTGCGCATTCGGCAGCAGTTTAACCCGGAACTGCGGTATTTTGCGGTCGGGGCGAACTTTTACGCAGAAAACAAGAGCATAATCTTTGCCGCACTGAAAAAGCGCCGGGCAACGAAGGCAGATATCGAAAGCCTGGGTGCTATTGTCGAACTGGGAAGATAAACCGCAGAAAAGAGGTGCAGAACATGGGGAAGCCTAAGAAAAAGCCGCTCCCGGCGTATTTCAAAAAGTCGCTGGGTTTACAGATCAGGCAAAAGCAGGCAGCCCGCCGAAAGGCGGCGCTGGAAGCCAAAAAGGCAGATACCACAAAAAAACAGTAACGGCAGAGCCGCAGGAGGGCGCAGAAGATGCGGATTGAAGATGCAAAAATGGTTTTGGACTACGCGGCGGATATCCAAAAGAAGCTGCGCACCATTGCGGCAGAAAAAGACCTGCTGGAAGGCGATCTGAACTGTCTGCGCGGCATTGAGTACGGCGGAATGCCGCACGGAAGCGGACACAGCGACAGCACCGCAGACATTGCCCAGAGAGCCGAAGAACTGGGGAGCCTTGACCGTTTGCGGGAACTGGAAGTACAAGAAGTGGTGCTGCGTGGGGACTTTGCTGTGATCCGCGCACAAATCTGGTCACTAAAGACTGTGTACACAACAGTGATTTCGGAATTATGGCTGCGTGGCCACAGTTCGGAGGAAACGGCGCATAAAATCGGGTACAGCGTATCGCACACAAAGCGGATAAAAGCAGAAGCTTTGGTGCGGCTTGCTGAAAGCCTTGACGATATGCCGCAGGCGGAAGAAATCCGTGCGCGTGCGTATAATGCGCGTAAGTAAAGCGCACCAGCTCAGAGAATGCAAACGCTGCACCCCGGAAGGGTCTACGAAAAACGTGAAAGCGTTTCACCTTCGCGCGTATGATATAAAGGCAAATTCGGCCGGAAACCATTACGCGTATGTGAAACATTTCCGCGAAACGCAAAAACGCCGCTGGGAAACAAACACGAATACCCGAAACAATGAAAAATGAGCAAAGAAATACCCGGCGGGCTGTATGGCCTACCGGGTATTTATTTATTCGTCAATTTTCAAGACGTGGATCGTGGGCGGCTCTGGCGTGGTGCGGTAGTAACGACCATCTTCATAGTTCAGATCGGTCACATGGTCCCACCACGAAATGCAACCGTGATCCCGCTGGGCGCTCTCCATGGCAGTTTTTGCCTGCTGTTCGGTCAGACCGTCGAATAACAACCGGCTACCGTCTGCAAAGCTGGCAACAAGTCGCCAAGGAGCGAAAACTTCACCTTCAATCACAAAAACACCTCAATTCTGGACGTTTAAGCAAGTTTTGATAACAAATATACGCATTTTGAGCACATAATCACTCGAAAACGCATATTTTAAGCAGGAACAGTATAACACAAGATGCCCCGGCGGGCTACCGGGGCAAGTAAGATTAAAAGCAATAGGCTTCCTTGCCCAGTGGGCTTTCAAACTCAAAACAAACAATAAAACCATCGCGGGTCTGTTGGATTGAGTTTAACTGATAGCTATGCCCACAAGTATAGCTTGATTTCAAGCGATACTTGAAATCAAGAATATTTTCCCCGCGCTGCCATGCGAGTATCAGCGAACGTTTCAGTGTGCGATCGTCTGGGAAAATGTGCTTTTTGCCGGAGCAGTCAATAAAAAATGGTTTCATGGTAGAACCTCCTATTTCATGATGGAAAAGCTTTCATGATGGAAAAGCCCACGGAAAACAAAGGGTTAAGGTTAGGCCTGCTCAAAGTGGGACATAGTGCGCCGGGAAAGCGCAAAAGCGATAGCGGGCACGTTGTCGTCCGTTTCGCTGACGGCCTTGATCGCTTCGGCGATGCGGGCCAGATCGTCAACCGTGATGCCGCCCGGTTTGCGGCTGCTTTCGGCTGCATCGTTCAAAATGCGGTCATACTCTTCACAACCGCAGCGGGTGCAGTAGTCGTTGGCAATGCAGGCGTAGCGTGCGCCCTCAGCGTCAAGAATGCGGGTCTCTTTGAGTTTCATGTGGGATACCTCCGTGTTATGTATTGTCGCTCGTCCCGGTAGGGATTCGAGTTTTTAGATTTGCCGGTCTTGGTATATAGATACCGGGGCCGGTGACGTGTTGCCCTTGCGGGCTGGGATGGGGCTGCTTTACGGTGCAACCCCGTCAGAGTATCCGTTTTACTGCTGGCCGTCCAGAACCTCCATGACGCGGTGGGCGGCATACTTGCCGTTGTCGTTGAGCTGGCGCTGCCAGACACCCAGCGACGGCGCCCACCTGAACCCGTTGCGCTTGAGAAGTGCCCTGGTTTCGTCGTCCGGCTTGCCGTCGAACCGGAGTTGAACACGCATTGCTTCGGCGTTCTCCCGGTAGGTGTAGCCGTCGTGTTCATCTTCCACGGGCTGTGCAGCTTTGGCTGCTTCCAGCTTTGCGATACGATCCTTTGTCCGCTTGATGCTGGCATTGCTGTTTTGCAGCTCATAAGCCGGGAACGGACAGCCGTAGACCGAAAGAGGGGAGCCGCTGGCGAAAGCGTGGCCGTTTTCCAGCCAGTCGCGGGTCTTGGCGGTGATGCCGGGACAGCCGTCAAGCGTTTTGTGCTTGCGGTAGTAAGCATTCGCGTCTTTCATGGTCTGGTGCGCGGTTTGGAGCTGGTCGAGTTTTGCACGGAGATAATCCAGCACTTCGGGATCGTCGGACTTGACAGCCAGCGTGTGCGCCCGCTTGAGCATCTGCAAATAGTGGTCAGCTTTGCGGAAGTTCTCGCGGTTCGCGTCCCACGCTGCTACCTGCTTCTCTTTCTTGCGAACAGGAAAGTTTGCGGGGCCGCAGATGAGCACAGACGGGCAACGGGTTCCGATCTCGTTTTCGCGGTTGATCGCAAGAGCCAGCGTTTCACAGTAGCGATTGTAAAGCCATTCGGCGCGCTCGCGCTGGTCTTCGGTGGCGCACTGGGGCTTGACCCGCTCAAGGATTGCAGCAGCGTTGGCACACTGAGCGTTATACTCTGCCGTGGCGCTTCCTTCTTTGTAATCAGAGAAAGAAGAAAGTTCCTTTGCGATGCGGGCGGCATTTTCGTTGATAGTAGCCATGTGTAAACCTCCAAATATTCAGTTTTCAAAGCGTTTCGCTCGCCCTGGTAGGGCTTGCGGTTTTCGTGTAGCCCTTGCGGGCTGGGGCGGGGTCGCTTTACGGTGCGGCCCTGCTGAGGTATCCGGGGCGGTTACTGCCGCTAAAGAATGGAACTGATCCATGTAGAGGGGTCGGAGTAGTCAACCAACTTGGCGTAATGCTTGCCTTGAACAAGGCTGTACGCATACTGCATGGTGTAGGAGCCGGTTTCAAACTCGCGGCTGCAAAACTCTTCGACGTTGTGACGGGTGTGCCATGCAAGCGGCGGCAGGACGTTCAAGGCGTCGTCGAACTGCTGTTCGGTGATCTCCTGCATGGGGTCGGAGAGCAGTCGCTCCCGCTGGGCGTTCAGAAAGTCGCCGTAGGTCATGGTGGAGAATGTGCGGGCCTTTGCTGCTTCAAGGCATTCCGTCCAATACTCTTTCCGGTCGTCATACCTGCCAGAGTTCAGAATATTCTCGTACCGGCGGACGTCATCGGCGGCGCTGTTCTGAGCGGCTTTCAAGACCTCTTCCGGGGTGCGGGGGCCGCGCCAGCTCGACGCGGTGAAGTCGTAGAGGGTGCAGGTGGACGTATCCACCACGACGATCTCCATTTTCTCTTGTTCGGTCATGTTGTAAAACTCCTTTCGTGGGCTTGTAACCCATGAGCGC